GCTTTGGGTTGCTTTATGCGGTCCGCAACAGGGCGTGCGAACGTCTATTTTTATCGTGATTTATGTGAGCGATTCGTGAATGATTTCAAATCCTACTTCTCGTTACAAAGTGAGGGCCATTGGACTAACACTTTGTCAGATTTCTATGATAATTATTCACGATGTAAAAATTCTGAATTTGGAAATAGAATGAAAACCTTTTTAAACCATTTGATTATGCACTGTGTGTACCATAAGCTTGGAATTGAAGTCAATGCAGAAATATTTGACAAGCTTGAAAAGAAAAAGATTCGTCCAAATCTTGCCAACTGTCTCACTTTTATGGACGCTTGTGCTGGTCTCCTTGTCTTTTTATTGAAACAAGGTAGGCAAGTTATGTTGACTGGTGATATTGAACATTTTTTCATCGATAGTGATAGTTTGAGTGTTTGGATTTTGAAGGCCAAAAAGCTTAAGATGCAATCAGAGTTCTTAAACAATCCTGATGCTGTTGGACTTGATGTCCACACTTATGTGTTGGAACTTGCTGAGGCTATTGCTGAAGCTAAAAGTTTAACTAAGTACATGAAAGTGTCGACTCCTGAAGGGAAATTTTTCTCCAGTTTGCAATTTGAATTGTCAGCCATTGAGAACAGGTATTTATCTGTTACCGCAGCGCAAGCAATGAGAAAAGCTCCATTAGCCTTTATTATCTATGGTGATTCAGGCATTGGAAAGTCTAGTATTATGTCCATTATTGGGGATTTTGACGCCCGTCGTCGAGGTCGCAACCCAGGACGTGGTTATTTTTACACAGTTACATCAGAGACAGATTTTTATGAGAATTTTAAGTCAAATATGCACACCATTATCATTGATGATGCCGCCATACACAATCCCGCTAAGATACAGGGTGTTGATCCAACTGTTTCTGACATTATGCGAATTTGTAATATGGTTTCATGGTGTCCACCTCAAGCCGCTATTGAAGATAAGGGAAGAACCCCTATGCTGTGTGATTTATGCATGGTTTCTTCAAATGTCGCTGACTTAAACATACCAATCTACTATAGGGCATCATATGCAGCAATGCGGCGCCTGAAGTATCGTATTGAACCAAGAGTCAAACCACAATTTGCATGTGCAGATGGAATATCTTTGGATTCTTCTAAATGTCCTGAGAGCGTGGGTTATGATGATTTTTGGACCTTTGACATTTATGTGGCAACACGTACTAGTAATATGTGTGGTGAGTATAAATATTGTTCATCAATCCCCAATATGAAATTATTTTTGCATTGGTTGGGAGAGGTTAGTGACACTCATTACAATGAACAAGTGCGTGCATTGAGGAATTGTACGGATTACCAAATTAAAATTTGTACTGGCTGCACAAATCCATGTGATATGTGTTTATGTGAGACAATGAATTTACAAGTTTTCCGCGTTATAGGCGGGGAGGCTGTGTTTGTGCATCCTCGTGATGGTGAGATTCCCACTGAAGAAGAGGGTGAGAGCAAATTTATTCAAGATTTCTTGATACGTAACGGCAATTTGGATTTATTCAAATCGGTGACTAGTAACAAAAAACCGTGGCGTGATGGAAATTTTGATAAGAAAGTAGTGCGTATTTATACACCGCAACTTTCCATAGCTTTCAAAGAACGGTTAAGTGATACGTGTGAGAGTTTGTATTTAGACTATTACGCTTTCGAAGAGCTACCAGTTCTTCTGAAACGTGGATGGTGTGATGGTGACATTTTGCATGATTATTATAATTTCGTTGTTTACACACGTGAGCATACTGATATAAATGACTTGCTGAATGTTTCAGAAGTTTTTGTTGAGAAAAATATCTCAGAACCGTCAGGACTGAGGATTGGTGGAATTCGTGACGCCATCTTCAAGATGATAATCACCTTTTATTTTTACAGCCACCTTTTTCGGAGTGCAGTGCGCTATTTTAGCGGTTTCAGGTTCATTCGCCAGCTTGGTATGCGTTTTTTGCGACCATGTTTAGTTCGATCAGAAAACCAGAAATTTTTTGTGAGGAAACTTGGAAAACAAGTAGACGCCACATTAGGTGGTGGTTCAGCTTATGTGAAGTGTGCTATTGCCTTTTTGAGCGTGGCATCTTTAGCTGCTGTGGCATACAATTTTTGGAATAAATCCAAG